AACTAAATTTAGCCCCGCGACTGTAAGAAAATATGTGGATGTAAATTATACACCGCCCACAGACAACATTCAAAGATATGAAGGACCTATTCCAGACCTTGATCCAACGATATTTCGCATTAAGGATTGGGCACCGCTTTGCGTTTTGACAGATGAAGAAGAGGATGCGGTTGAACAGCTTTGGAATGAATTGGAGTGTTAAATGCAGAAGTATTTTTTCTTAGATGAAAGTCCAATATTCGTAAATAAGTACGTTATCAGAGTTGACATTGACCAGGATTGCTTTCCGCGTGGCATTCGTGGTTCGTATGATGTTCTGATCGCGCGCGTTATGAATATGAAATATACTGATTACCTGCGCTATTGCCGCGATGAGCTGGGCGCAGAGTTGATTGGTAAGGGGCGCAGATATGTTACTCCTTATTTCGATAAGAATCAGCTTACAAAACTGTTTATAAAAGTATTAAATGAACGTATGACATATATCATGTCAGAGCGTAAATCACCGTTTATATATAAGGAGGAGGACGATGGTACGATTACACGTGTCCCAATTGAGATAAATGAAAATAACACTTGAACTTTTAGAGAAGTATAACGCAAATTTGCAATTAATGACTTTTTTTCGTAAGTATTATCCTAATGGAGTAGACGTGGTAGATTTTTTTAATTCCGAACATGCTACTGCATGGATGATACATTTTATTAGGAAATATTTTTCTTTAAACAAAGAAGAGATTGAGGTTTATAATAAAATTTGCGATATTGATAAAAACTCAAAAAGAGTTTTATATAGTAGCTTGGTTCGTGATAGTGAAGACATTATTAGTTGTACACAGATCGAAGACACTAAAGTTGCAACTAATTCATCAAATGTAAAGAATTCATTATTTGTCTATAATAGTCGTGACATAAAAGATAGTGATAATATTTACAATTGCGAACAGGTGCGCCGCTCACACTTAATCTTGGACTCCCAAGATATTGTAAAATCTCGACAGGTGGCGCGTAGTAATCTCATTACCTACGGAGAATGTATTACTAATTCATTCCTTTTAGAAGATTGCCAACATATTTATTTTTCTGATAATTTATATGATTGCTGGTTAAGTGGGTTTTTGAAGAATTCAAAACATTGTATTTGCTGCTTTGGATTAAAAGATAGCGATTACTATATCTTTAATGAGAAAGTTGACCCAGTAGAATTTGAAAGAATCAAAGAAGAGCTTAGCTTCAGATTGAACTCTGAAAATGCAACTTTTGTGCAGTTTAATCAAAAAGCTAGGCTGCCTGAAGAGCGATTCCATGCTGATATTAGATTTGATAGTGTCTTTACTGGTCTTTCCGCAGATTTTTTCGGCTGGATTTCTACTTTGCCGAATTATTCTGAAGAAGCATTTTTAAATGTATTTTTTAAGGATCGTAAAATTTGAAAAAGTTAGAAAATTTGGATATAATATATATGTAAGAAGTTGAGAGATGGTTCTCAACAAAGAGTCTTACAAACCGCTAACACGGATTTAGTACTTAAACTACCACCGGCTACGTAATTCGACCCTTTGGGAGTTGTAGTAGATATGTGGCACGAATGAGCGGAAAGCGGTATACCAAAGAAAGCGAAGTAAAGTACACTTTATTTAGAAAGGAATTTGTTATGGCAGAAGCATTGAAGAATATGGCTATCGGCGAATGGGTCTGGAATGATGAAAATTGTAGAACTATCGTGATTGGCAATATGTACGGCGGACGGTATGAAATGTACGAGATGCATCAGTTCTGCGGCTGTACAGGCAATGTTGAAAAAGCCATAGCGTTCCTTATGGCGGAATAGAGCAGCGGTAGCTCAGCGCCCTCATAAGGCGTTGGTCGAAGGTTCGAATCCTTCTTCCGCAACCAAGTCCAAGTTCGAGGGACTATAAATATAGGTGACCGTCGAATGGCGAATACTCCGACTGATGCGACGCTAAATAAAGACGCTGGCGGGGCGTGGAGTTGGCGGTACGATAGACTCCGATAAAAAACCGCCTTTATAAAATTCTAAGAAATGCGTAACTCGGTGAATGACCAAACACCATTGTGCCGAGGCATCAACTATAAAGCTAGATAAGGTGTAACCAAGGGATACCTTGAAAACACGAAATACTTTTGCAGTGATGGAAAGCGAGAGTCAAGATAGTGTTTTGGCTCACTAGATGTTGGTGGCGCAGAGCATATTTTCGAGTTAGGACAAAATCTTTGTCGTTCCCGCAATAGACGCCCCTGTGGGGAAGAATCCTAGTGAGGTTATGGCTTGGCCGCCATGGCAGACCTAGGAAATGCCAAGTAAGGGAATTTGCCGTGATGCCATAGCAATATGACTATAAGACAAAGTAGCGTACGAGTAGCCCAAGGCAAAATGTTAATTAGATTGCATTATGAATTGCAAATGTCTGAATGGTGGGTGAAAGTTGGGAGTAAGCAATCTCCTCTGAGGTTAGCCGCTTGTGTGGTAGGGCAAGAAGTTATAAGCCGACGGGTTTATGGCTCAGACTTGTCTTCTCAGTAGTCTAATAAACAGGGAATATGTGGCTGTAGAGCGAAGGTTCACGCACTTTTCTTAGAATTTTTCTTTTATAGCGAGGTAATCTAACGGTTTAGATACATGGCTTTGACCCATGGTAAGGTGGTTCGACCCCATCCCTCGCTGCCATACGATCCATTAGCTCAGTCGGCAGAGCACCTGACTTTTAATCAGGGGGTCCGCAGTTCAAGTCTGCGATGGGTCACCAGTTTATTCTCCAGTAGCTCAATGGCGGAGCATTCGGCTGTTAACCGAAGGGTTGTAAGTTCGAGTCTTACCTGGAGAGCCATGGGTTTGTAGTTCAGTCGGTTAGAACGCTGCTCTGATAAGGCAGAAGTCGATAGTTCAAGTCTATCTAAACCCACCATTAAGGAGAAATACCCAAGTGGCCGAAGGGGGTCGCCTACTAAGCGACTAGGGCGCGCCAGCGTCGCCAGAGTTCGAATCTCTGTTTCTCCGCCAATTTGCCACTATGGCGCAATGGTAGCGCAATTGATCTGTAATCAATTTGTTGCGGGTTCAAGTCCTGCTAGTGGCTCCAATTTCGGGAATTAGCGCAGTTTGGTAGCGCATTCGCTTTGGGAGCGAAGGGCCGCAGGTTCAAATCCTGCATTCCCGACCAATATAGGGGTGTAACTCAGCGGCGAGAGTGGAGCTTTTACACGGCTTTGGTCATTGGTTCGAGTCCAATCATCCCTACCATATGGGGAAGTAACTCAGCGGTGAGAGTGGGGTTCTTATAAAGCCCTGGTCGTAGGTTCGATCCCTACCTTCCCTACCAAGAGGAATAATTATGTTAAAAGATTTTACTTTAGAACAAATTCAAGAAATTGCTACAAATAGCAGTAATTGGCAAGAAATACTGGTTAAATTAGGGTATAAGAGCCGTGGGAGTTTAGCCACAATAAAAGATTATTTTGTTAAAAACAACATATCTTGCAGTTTATTACAAAATATTGTAACTCAAATATGTCCTATATGCAAAAAAGCCTTTACTTATGAGAATAAAGGTGGTAATCGTAAGTATTGTTTTGAATGTAGCCCATCAACCAATAATCCAAGTTATAAATTTTTTGCTTTTAAAAAGATGGCTATTCAACAACTTCTTGAGCAGTGGAAAGATTAATCTTTTCTTGAGGGCGGTCTTGTACCGCCCTTTTTATTTTATAATTTGATTTTTTTTAAAACTTTTGTTATAATAATTATAGAAAATGAGAAAGGGTTGTAGAGATGAGTGTATATTACAGCTACTACATTGGTTACTTGTATGATGGAAAGGTTTATCCTTGGGGACCATATATCAGAATAGGTAAACTTCGGCCAGTATTTGAACGTAGTAAATCAAGCTTAGGTAAATCACTTAATCTTCTCCAGGCTGAAGAAATTTCTTTAGCACTACTGGATGATTTTCCGAATGTGCCTCTTGATAATATTAGATGGGCAACTTTTAACAGCCTTGATTATGTTGATGACAACTTTATAAAGAGTGGTTATTTTCCCATTCGTGATGTACAGCGGTATCTTACTGAGCTGAATGATTATGAATCCGACTTCTTCGATGCTCGCGAAATTTTTGACCAACCTATGAGTTCGGTTGAGTTTTCCGCGCGCATGCTTAACCAGTCACGCTTCAGCGCGAGAGATGAAGATATCGACGTAAGGGATTACATGTATTTTGCTTATCCCGATTATTTCTCTAAGCAGTGGGAAATGAATATTCTGCGTCGTTGTGAATCAACGCTGTTTAGTTTCGCGCAAGATGGCATTCCCGCGAAAGCAGAACCCTGTATCATTTTAGTTATTAGTTAAAATTCTTTGGCTCGTTTGCAACACGCGAACATTGGGTGTAGTATCTTAAGCATTCTAGATAAACTTAGTATATTACTGTAGCGCAAATATACTGACATAAGGCGCCGTCAGTGAATAGCGTACTTATCTAATATAGATAACCAGTAAACCAAAGATTTTATATGGGCTTCTCCTCCTTCTCCCTTAAGAAGTAGAGGTGACTTTTGAGTGGGCACCACACACGGGATTTCAACAAGAAAACCAAAACGTGTCACTATATATGGGCTTTGTTCTACCCCTAAATCCGAAACAGAATAAAGCCCGCCTATCTTCTTTACTGGCGAAAGCTAGTTTTTATAAATGTAATTCAGTAGGAGGTTTTACAGATGAAATATTTTAGTGAAATTCTGCACAAATTTTTCGAATCCGAAGAGGAATGTATTCAGGCCGAATCGGACTATCGCAATAAAGAAGAGGTTGCGAAGAAGGAAAAGGAGCAGAAGACCGCAGAGCGCAAGGCTCGTGCCAAAGAAGTAGAGGCAGCATATGCAGAAATGCAGGCTGCGCAGAAGAAATTCGATGAAGTGCTGGCCGCATTCGTTGCAGATTTTGGTTCTTTCCATATGACAATTTCTTCCCCATTTACCAACAGCTTCTCTTTTAACAAACTCTTTGATGAATTTTTTAATCGTTTCTAAGTTACCCTTACGTTTTGTTGTGGGCCATGCGATCTCGCATGGCTTTTTCATTATTTTTATCGAGCCGCCGCCATGAAAGCCTACTTATAGTTAGAATACTCTAGGAGGTAGGCAATGGATAAACAAGTTATCGAAATGCTTCTTGGTGATGATGTAAATCCAAATTTACAATTACCAGACCCTAGTTTGGTGATGTATTATAACGATTTTGCCAATCGTATTATTTGGATTGAGGGAGAAATCGACGATATGGTCTTAGATGTTACATCTAAAATCATTAGATGGAATCGAGAGGACAAAGAACTCCCTATTAAACAACGGAAACCTATTCGTATTTTATTCAACAGCCCTGGCGGCAGCTTAGACGTAGAAGAAACATTAGTTTCACTTATCAAACTGTCTAAAACACCTATCTATGGTATCGCCGTTGGCATGGTAGCTTCTGCGGCCAGCCTTATCTATTTAAGTTGCCATAAACGATATGCATTACCCAATGCGTATTTTATTCTTCATCGTGGCTCGATGTCAAATTTAGGTGGCAATTTTAATGAGATTCAGGCTGCTATGGCTGACTACAAAATGCAGATTGAGAAGATGGAGGAATTTTATATTGAGCATACAGACTACACAGAAGAAGAAGTTAAAAAGAATATTGTGACTGATTGGTACATTCGTGGTAATGAATGCATTGAAAAAGGCATTGTGCATGAATGGGTCGAAAGTATCGATATTTTTCTTTAATGGAGATGTGTATGGAGTATAGAGGATATAGGATTTTACAAGTAAAAGATGAGTTAGATGCACTGTATAGTGGAAACTATGCGGGCGCAGACTTCAAAGAAAATGAGTATTTAATTGCGATAGATGAACACGACGAAGTAATTGATTATTTTTGTTGGCGACACGGACGATTTGAAAACCTCAAGTATCCAGCTTTGGGTAATGATACAACTGGGAAAATGAAACCGCGCAATCCACAGCAATATTGCGCAATGGATTTGTTGCGGCAGGACGACGTGCCAATCAAATTAATTACTGGAAATTTTGGTAGTGGAAAATCCATGATGTGTATCGTGGCCGCTCTCGAAGCTGTACAAAAAGGAAAATTTGAGCGCATTATATTTGTGCGTAATAACGTCCAGGTTAAGGACACAGACCAGCTCGGGGCTTTACCAGGTGACGCAGTTGATAAGACACTTCCGTGGTTGATGCCTTTCGCAGATCATTGCGGTGGCATTGATGGAATCGAGGATTTAATTGAGAAAGGACAGCTTGAGGTTATTCCTCTTGCATTTTTGCGGGGCCGCAGTATTCGCAATTCAATTTTATATTCAATGGAATCGGAGAATTTAACACGACAACACATTCAGTTAATAATGGGGCGCGTAGATGAGGGGTCCCAATTATGGATGGATGGCGATATAAAACAAAGGGATAGAGCTGTGTTTGAAAATTCTCTAGGATTAGAAACAATGGTGGAAAGACTTGCTGGGCACAGGCTTTTTGGATATGTGCATTTAGTGAAGTCAGAGAGAAGTGAAATCGCGCAATTGGCGGATTTACTGGATTAAGGGTCTGGCGCCGAGTGCGCCAGACTTTTTTAGTGGGGTTAATATGAGCAGAAATAAAAGTACTTCAGCATGGTATCCGACAAAAGATTTTGATCAGTATGCTTATGCATCTTCCTTAAGAAAGGAAGATAATGAAAGGGCAAAAGTTGCATTAGATAACGCACTGGCCTTATTAAGTAGTGCAAAGTCATCAATGAGTAATGTAGATTATTTAGATATTAGTTATAATAATTTAGATGCCTTATGGAGACAAGAAAGAGAAGCAGAAAAAGCTTTTATAGATAAGTTTTTAAAGGTAGAACTAGATTATGGTGATAAAAATGAAATTCAAAAGTTGCTTCAAAGTATTAACACAATTTTAAATTCTAAATCTCAGTTAGAGGCTACAATTAAAACAATTAAATCTTTAGAATTTGATCAAGATAAGGGGAAAAATAATAGTGTTAGTACTGCTATTCAAGCATTTGCAACATATCAACTACCAGAAGTAATAAAAACAACATACAATACTTTTATTGAAAAGTATTATAATGTAAATATGACACCAGAAATGATGGCGGATACTTTTTCCAGTTTATTATCAAATGATGTCAGTAAAGTCATTAAAACTACTCTATATACGGTTGAAAGTAGTACTGGTGTTAATCCGTATCAAGAGTTAGTCGATTATATTGAGTCAATTGGTGGTATGGACGAATTTATTAATAGTATTTTTGTAGCTTATGGTATTGATAAACAATCTATTTTAGCACGAGCTAAAAAACCAAACCCCGATAAAACTGCAAAGGACGCGCTTAAATCTATTTCTTTTAATACCAATAAACGTGGTGGTAGCGTAGCAGAAACCATACGATACTATTTTGCTAAAGCGATTACTCAAGGTAAGCCAAAAAGTCTTATTATAGATACTGCTGGCGCAAATAACCAAAAGAGTGACTTGACACTTATATTTGGTGATGTCGAAGTAAGTATTGAAGACTTACAAAAAACTTTTACTGATGCTGTTATAGATATAAGCAAAACAGAACGTAGTAAGCGATTGCAAAATATGGCGGCTTTAGAAAAAATGCTGGAAAATGTTAATGATGCAAATAATTCTATAGTTCTAATATCTGAAAAAAGTTATAATTTATCTGGTCAAGCCTTTAGAAAAGGAAGTAAAAAATATGGCGGCTTTGGTGCTGAAGACCTAAATCTTGTCAGTTTATATAAAACATTATCAACAAGCAATATGAATTCTAAACAGTTAGAAGATTTAATCTTTTTATTAGTAAACTCTGGACAGGGTATGATAAATAATTACAATGATCTAGATGGCGCAATGCAGGTCATCTCACTACAAGTGGCAAAATTTTTATTTGACGATGCTGTTGTAACAGAAAATTTTTCACCTTATCAAAATACTGCGAATAGAATTCATTTGTTTGATTTAAACGGTGTTTTTGTCCCTCTTTCTGTTTTCTTAGAAGGAGTAGCCTACGCTTTTAAAAATAATAAAGATGAATTAGCAGATTTTGTTGTAGCAAAATTTCATATGAAACAAATTGAGCCAAATAGTGACTCAAATAAAGACTTAACCGAAGAGGATTGGAATTGGTTTTATCAACAAAAATTATCTAATAATTATGTTTCTATTCATTTCTTTGGAGATTTTATTAATTTTATTAAAAAGAATTTTTAAATATATAGAAAGAAAGATATGGCGACAGCTTACCCAAGTTGGACGAATAAGGTCGTATTCTATCATATCTTTCTTTCTTTTTAAATTTGCAATTTCTTCAAAATTCCTATATAATATATATAGAAAGATGAAAGGAGGCGTGTGTGTTTCTCCCTAAATTTCTAATTCACTTTATGCTAGCTGACCTCGCGCTCGTAATAATTCTTGGCTTGTGTGCGATAATCGGTCCAGTTGGCTCGAAACAAGTAAACTTTTTAGTCACGGCCGCAAAGTTCGCCTTTGACATAATGTGCATGGTGATTATTGCTCTATTACTAATTTATGTATTCATGATGTAGAAAGGAAAATTATATGTGGGATAGAATTGCAAGTTACATTGAAGCTACTTATTCTGATGCGTATGTTGACTGGGAAGAAGGCTTTTTCAATTGTCCTGAATGCGGCGAGCCCATCTATAAGGATGACTGGTACGACAGCGACTACTTTAAGATGGGCGACCCGTGGATTCATAGAGATGTAATTTGTCCTGTGTGCGAGAGTATTCTTATAGAGCATGAGGATGAAGACGAAGAAGAGGATTAATATGCGAGGACGTTGGGTATACGAGGAAGACAGGCGCAATCATTGGCACTGTAGTGAATGCGGACATACGGTTGGGCAGTTAGGACACACTTATAATTTTTGTCCCATGTGTGGAGCAGACATGAGAGAAGAGC